CTGTAGGATTAGATGGGGTACCTGTATCACATCCAAATCCATTTTGATTTCCATACATAAATTGTAGCATCGCTGCTTGTTCGTTAATTAAATCTTGTTGATATCCAAAGTTAAGTTGATTCTTAATCGTGTTAATAGATTCCAAAATTTGTCTTTGATTATTAACATCATAATTATCTGACGGTTCTGGTACAAAAGCTGTTATCTTTGCCATTATCTTCTTCCACCTGCTTCAATATCTAGTCTCAAAGTTCCATATCTCCAAGTTTCACCAATTGCATCATTTTCTATTTTTAAACTCACCTGTCTTCCTCGCACGCGCGTATCTACTTTAGTCGTTGAAGAGCTAATTGTAAATGGTCCAGTAATTAATGGGGGTGTTGTAGAAGGTGTTGATTCGCTATTTGCTGGATAATCTCTAAAGAATAAAGTTATTTTTACATTGCCTTCTAAGCTCTTAAAGTCAGGAATAAATCTTTTAACTCTCATAATTAATTGACCGTCCCCCGCTAAACCTTGTTCTGACAGATCATAATCTCCTGATTTAATATATGCAGCAATAGCTGTTGCATTACCATCTGCATCTACTTCATTAACACCCGTTTCTTGTGCCCAGTATTTAGATGAACCATAAGTATTAGTTACACCGTTAATAGTTGGAAATGTAGGTGTACCATTTGTAATATATTGCGTTGCATAAGGTAAATCAAAAGTAGAGGCATCATTATAAGTTGTTCTAGCTAAAGAACCAACGGCCCAAGTATTCTCAACGAAGTTATAAATTACATTTCTATCTACTTGAGTTGATCCTGCTTTTGAATAATTCCAACCTACTTCATTAAATAATGAATTGTGATATGCATAAACTATCTGACTTGTATCGTAATTAATTCCTAAATTATCTCCAATACTTGTAAATACAAAGTCTTCAACTAATGATGGTAATTGTTTTACAGTTCCATCAAATGCAAAAAATCCTCCACCAAATCCCATCCAAAATACAGCACCCTGTGCAAATACCATTGCGTGTTGACCAATACATCCACAATTTGTTCCAACCTGTCTAATTGAGAATGTAAATGGAGGACCAACGAATTGAATAGTATAAGCTGCTTGGTCAGTTAGTACGAAGACATAATCTTTACCTTGTATTGCTCCAATAATCTCGTTTCCAGTATCTAATCTAAATGTACCAGCAGTGTTTGTAACTGTTGGATTCCAAGTATTAATATCTTCTTGATTTGAGAATCTTATAAACATCGGGTCTTGTGTTGAAGGATCTCCAATAGTTGTTTCTGTTCCCATTAAAAATAAATGTCTATCTCTATCTGATACAACAGAACAAATTGAAGCGGTTGGAGCATTAGCAACTATCGTAGCTCTTACACTTAATCTTGCCGCAGCAGATGGATCCCAAGTATATGTTGCTCCGTTCTTGACAGTTGCAACTAGAATCTGTCCATAGTTATCGAGTGACCAAGAACCTGGTGCAAGCGTTACACCTGCAGTATTAGATTCTTCTCCCCAATCAACCCAACTTATTGCATTAGTTACTATCGCATTATCTAAATGAGATGCAGCTGTTGATCCGTTTGCACCTCTAACACAACTTGTAAAAGTAGTTCCAGTTTTACCAGTGTAAGTAATTAATTCTGTTCCAATATCTATTCGACCGGTAGCTGGAAATGCAGCAGTTGCATCTACAGTAATAGTTGTATCTGAATTGTTAAGTGCTCCATTTAATTGTGTTGTAACTGAAGTTGGAATTGTTCCACCAAAGTATCCTGTACCATAACCAAATGCAGGAGTTTGAAATGTTGGTCCAATAGAAATATATGGAGTTGTAGTTAAAGTTCCACCTGCAGTAACACCAGTTCCTGTTTCATTTGATGGCATTGTAACTGTAAAAGTTGAAGACGTTGGAACTGTTTTAACTTCAAAAGTATTGGTTGTAAAATCCGCTGATGTATAACTTGTTGTAGTTGCTCCTGGAGTTGTAACACTTGTAAAGATAATATAATCACCAACCTCTAATCCATGAGATGCTTTATTAATTGTAACTGTTGCTGATCCAGTTGTAGATGTATAAGTGCAAGATGTTAAAGCTGTTCCAAGTGGTGTAATATCAAAAAACTCAGACTCATAATAAATAGTTAATATTTTAGAAGTACCTATAGCTGCATATTTTTTACCATCTAATGCAGTCCAAGTGTGCTGGTCACGCGCTGGACCTGCCAAGGTGCTAGCAACGAGTTGCTGGAATCCACCTATCTTTTGTGGTTCGCCATAACGAAATCTTATATTATCACCATCAATCCATTGCCCTTCGGCTCCGGTTGCAGTTTGTTGTTTATTAAATCCAGGCTTAAATTGTATCTTCTGTAAAGGCATAAGCCTTCCTTTATATAGGTTTTTATTAGTAAATACACTCTTATTTTAAAGAGCTTTTATCGTTATTTTTGTGACTTACTTTACAAATTGTTAAAAATTTAATATATATTATTTGAAAAAGAAATATATGAATTTACAAAATTATTACTGGTATTTTAAATCTGCATTATCACCTAAATTCTGTGATGAAATTATTGCTTATGGAAAAAAAAATCAAGAACAACTAGCTCTTACTGGTTTTATTGATAATAAAAGAGACATTAAATCAAAACCTCTTACAAAAAAAGAATTAAAAGATTTAAAAAAAACAAGAAACTCAAACATAGTATGGATGAATGATAGATGGATTTACGATGAAATTCTACCTTATGTTCAAAAAGCAAACAATTCGGCTGGTTGGAATTATGAATTCGACTGGTCTGAATCTTGTCAGTTTACAAAATACTCAAAAGGTCAATATTATGATTGGCACTGTGATTCTTGGAACGTTCCTTATGATAATCCAAAAAATTTAAATTTCCATGGAAAAATAAGAAAGTTATCTGTTACGTGTTCTTTATCAGATCCAAAAGATTATAAAGGAGGAGAACTTGAGTTTAATTTTAACAATCCCGAAATTTCTAAAAAAAATAATATTAGAAAATGTAAAGAAATATTACCTAGAGGATCTATAGTTGTGTTTCCAAGTTTTGTTTGGCATAGAGTATGCCCAGTTATTAAAGGCACAAGATTTTCTTTAGTAATATGGAATGTAGGATACCCATTTAAATAAAATGAATAAAAACGATTTTAAAAAAAATAAATATACTATAATAAGAAAAGCTATTTCTGAAGAAATCTCAGACTTTCTTTATAAATATTTACTATTAAAAAGAAGAGTAGCAAAAACTTTTTTTGATAAACGTTTTATTTCTCCTTACGCTGAATATTTTGGAATTTGGACAGATGATTCTGTTCCAAATACTTATTCACATTATGCGGATATTGCTATGGAAACTTTGCTTGTAAAGTTACATCCTATTATGGAAAAAACAGTTAATTTAAAATTAAATCCAAATTATTCTTACACTAGAATTTACAAAAAAGGAGATGTTTTAAAAAGACATAAGGATCGTTTTAGTTGTGAAATATCTACTACTTTATTTTTGGGTGGAGATGAATGGCCTATTTTTTTAAGTCCAAATAAAAATGTAGGCATCCCAGATGGAAAAAAAATAACTACTAAAAGTAATGCTAAAGGAGTAAAAGTAAATTTAAAACAAGGAGACATGTTAATATACAGAGGAAGTGAATTAGAACACTGGAGAGAAGAATTTAAAGGTGAAAATTGTGCACAAGTTTTTCTTCACTATAATAATCTTGAGGCAAAAGGAGCAAAAGAAAATTTATTTGATGGACGTATTCATTTAGGAGTTCCATTAGATAATATGTTTCTTGTTAAAAACAATATTTAATTATGGATAAAGATCAAATAATAAAAGAATTAGAGGAAAAACTTGAAATGGAAATAATGGTTAAAAAATCTGAATCTCTTTTAAATCAAGAATTATTAGAAAGAACTGAAAAATTAGAATTACATAAAGAAACATTAATAGAAATTAATGAAAAATATTCTAATATTATTGGAAAATTAAGAGCTAGATTAAAAAAACTTATTGTTAAGGAGTAACTAAGTCCCAAGTTTTATTATCTTCATTCCAAAAATACTGTTGATTATTATCATTTTGTGGATAAGGAATTGGAGATTGCCAGTCGTCATTAGAATCAAGCGACCAAGATGGAAAAGGTTGTGGTTTAATAAATTTATCTTTAATTAAATCGTAGGTATATCCTGTTCCAGCATATTGTTTTCTAAAATTATTATTATAAGAAGTTTGAACCCATTTCACACCATTTTCAGATAAAGGACTTACTGTTGCAAAATGTTGCGCTGCTTGTTCGGATTGATCCCCTCCATTGTTAGCTATATCTTGATTACAAGCACAATTTACTCTTAAAACTTTATTGTTTGAATCTATTTCTGCAAAATGTCCCATATTATTATGATCTTGTTAGAGTACCACTTACAGTAAATGTAATAAGAGTGTCCCCTGTTGGTGTTGTTGTTTTTGTATTTGTTCCAGGTGCAACCGATATTTTTGGTCCTGCAGATTTTGGAGCTCTTAAAATAACTACACCAGAACCACCTCCTTGTGATGCACTAAATTCCCCTCCAGCTCCACCACCTCCGCCAGTATTAACTGTTCCAGAAGTAGCAACAAAACTTGGATTTTTTCTACCATTTCCACCTCCGCCTGATCCTCCTTGAGGCTGTGGTGAAGGAGCGAAACTATTATGTGAACCTCCTCCTCCACCTCCAGCATAATTTAATGACGATCCTGTAATAGAATTTGATGCACCAGCTCCTCCTGGACCTCCTGCTGCTGGGGCAGCTGCTCCTGCTGCGGTTGCACCACCTCCTCCACCTCCTGATAAATTAGGAGAAGCACCTCCTGAATTACCTTGTGACGGACTTGTTGGTGGAGTGTTTCCTGTTCCTTCTGGAGCAGAAGGACCTTGTCCACCTCCTCCCCCTGATCCTCCAGGTGCTTGAGTGTAACCTGGGTTAGATTGATAAAAAGCACCTCCTCCGCCTCCCGTTGAAGTTATTGGTCCAAAACTTGAAGGAGTTCCTCTTGTAGATACTGCAGCCCCTCCTCCTACTGTTATGGGAGAGGGTCCCGGTGATACAGTTAATTTTGTTCCACCTGGAAATGAAGTTCTATATCCACCAGCTCCTCCGCCTCCAGAATTACCTGGTACCAATCCATCTCCACCACCACCGCCACCTGCTACTACTAAATAATCAACAGTTCCATCCCAGGGTATTCCTGCTGCTGTAAATCCAAATCCTTGAGCTGATGCTGCACCTTTTGTAGATAATAAAGGCATTCTTTCTTCTCCTTATTTAAATTGAGTTTGCGCTGCTAAAATTGTGTATGTTGATGCTGCTGTTTTAAGAGCTGTGTAAGTGTAGACATCATTAGATGAAGCATTTCCAGCTGTTGGAGCTGCACCACCCTGCCAAACGACTGTAACGTTTGTAGATGTACCATCAACTAATACTGATGTATTATAAAATGTTGTGTTGCCTTGTTTTGTGATTAATGCAACTGTTGCAGATTCACCGGTATTTAAAGCAGCGTTTAATGCAGTTGAAGCATTTCCTCTTAAATTAACTGTAAAGTTTGCACCTAAGTTAACATTTTGAAAATAAACAGCTTGTGTAAGTGTATCATATGTAAATGATGTTATGAAAGTTGTAGATATAGTTGCACCTTCAAACATACCAAATACTTTTGATTCTCCATTTAATGTAATTCTTCCAAGATCACCTTTTGGTGTTAATGTTAAACCAACATTTGTATCTCCACCTGTTGCAGAAATTACTGGAGAATTTCCAGCTGCAGCATTTGCTATTGTAATTTCATTTGTAGCCGATGCAGTTGTTGAGAATTTAATTTGTTCATTAGCATTCTCATCTATAATTCCATATGTAGAATCAATAATAATATTTTTTGCATTAGTATCTAAGTTTGCAGATAATGTTGGAGAAGCATCATTAGATAAATTTCCAATGTTAGAATCTACAACATCAGTTCCATTTAAATATAAAATTTTTGTTCCTTTATCTGTTGCAGAGAAAGTAACACCTGTTTGACCTTCAATTTTTACTGTAACAGTAAAAGCACCTACTGTACTATTTCTAATTACATAAACTTTATTTGTAACACCAGAAGCAGTAGTTATAGTAACTGTTCTATTTCCTGTAATTGTTCCTGTTAATTCTAGGACAGCGTTTTTACCATTTGAGGTTAAACCATTTGAAAAAGTTAAATCTGTATTTCCAGCACCACCTGCAATAGATATACCAGAATAACCAGCAATTGCTTGTTGAAGAATAACTAAATTTGTATTTGTAATATCACCCCATGTACCGGCGTTTTCGCCTGTAACTTGAATTTCTAGTTTAAGGTCTGTAGAATAACTTGATGCCATAATTTTAATTCCTTATGTTATATATTATTTAATTTATGCGGCTGTGTCAATCTCTGTCCAAGTTGCATCAGTTCCGGTGTTTATTTCAGTCCAGATTTGATTATTTATACTATTTAACGATATAGTCAATAAATTTCCTGTAACTTCAATAACAGAAGTACCCCCTGCAAATACTGTACCAACACCTACATTTAAGCCTATTCCAGTAACACTTGCAATAGTATTAGCATCTCCAATTGCAGTTCCTTGAGCTATATTTAATTGTTCTCCTGTAACTAAAGTATTTGCATCTCCCGCAATAACTGTTCCAACTGCTAAAGCAACAGTCATTCCAATACCCGTTACTGTAGCATCTGGTGAAGGATCTACTTCTCCTTCAGCAACATTTAATTGTTCTCCAGTTACATCTACATTTGCATTAGCTATTGGAGTTACACTATTTAATGATAAATTTAATTGTTGACCTGTAATAGATACAGTTTCCCATATTCCATTTCCACCCCAAACTTCTTCACCCCAAACATATCTACCCCAACCTTCATTATTGTAAGATAGAGGTGATCCTAAAGAAACATTTAATTGTTGACCTGTGACATTTGCATCTGGTGCAATATCTACTTCTCCCTCAATAATATTTAATTGTTGACCAGTTGGAAATACTTCAGCTAATCCAAAAGAGGTTACAGAATTTAATGATGTATTTAATTGTAGTCCTGTTACAGGAACATCTGCTCCAATAGAAAAACTTACAGAATTTAATGATGTATTTAATTGTAGTCCTTCAACAATTACATCGCCAGTTCCACCCCAAGCATTTTCACCCCAAGTTAAACGACCCCAACCTTCATTAATTTCAGCAGTAACTGATACACTATTTAGTGTAGTGTTTAATTGAAATCCAGTAAGTTGTACTAAGGAATCATTTTGTAATCCCCACGTACCTATACTCCAGCTAAGTTCACCCCAAGAATTTGCCATAATAGGTTACTCCTATTATGCGTTGCCGATTCTTAGAATAGCCGCTGATGATGTGTCTGCTGGAAACTGAATTGTGAAAGTTCCAGATGTTGCAGTTTTATCTCCACCAAAATCTAATACAGCAACTGCTGCGTTAGTGTTTGATGTATTGTAAATCAAAGCACCTCTTGCAGTTAAAGTAACGCCTGTAAAAGATATATCTGCAAAATCTATAAATGCTACACCACTTGAAACAACTGGTGATACATTTG